CCTTCCAAATACCTCTCTGTTAGTTGGTAGGACCGTAAGCTTTGGAGTTGGGTAAGGCTTGTTTCCTAAGAAGAACGAATCAGGGAACTCTAGCATTAGATCAAATATAATCTTGTCTACTAGAAGTTTTATATTCTCTTCTAAACTCTCATTTGAATACCTAGTTACACCAAACTGTTTAGCGAGTTCTGGGGTGTATGTTTTAGAGTCTTTTAGTGCTTCAGACTTTGTGGCAAGCGTGTAGAAAATCATATCAGGAAGATACGATTCCCAAAGCTCAAATATCTTCTCTCCATCAACAACATTAAATACACCTTGAGAGAAGATTAAATCAAGAAGAGTTTGAATGGATGATTTTGTACCCTTCTTCTTATAAACTTCTACTGCGTTACGAAGCTGTACTCTCCACTTATCGGGATCAGTACCAATCAATCTCCAACCAATTAGCTCTGCAAGAAGTTCTAAATACTGATCAGGACATTTTCCTATATCGTATAGTATGGAAAGTTCGTTGTCTTCTGTAATCCTGTCGGCTATACTGAACGACATGGCTTGGAAGAATTTTACAAGAGGTCCATCTGCCTCTTCTTCGTCAATTATTCCTCCACCATTGAAGTAAGTGGTAAATGTATCCCTAACTTTGTGATCTGATGAATCTAAAAAGTGGGGAGAGTATACAACTTCGTTTAAGGTTTTTAGACGATCAAGTAGTTGAGTTCCACTGGTGTAAATCGAATTCTCTATACTTATTGAAGATACATATTCTGTTGGGATTATGTTATCAGATAACGCAAAAGTAGCTTGATGCCTCCACAAATACTCTTGGAATATGTTTATGCAATCAACGAACTCTATGGGTCTTCCTCTCCAGAGGTTTGTTGCTACGAGTTCTGCTACAGCATTTGATGGATCGTATACCCCTACTGCGGGACCTTCGCGGTTTAGGAAATAAAGCCATCCTAAATTATCAATGAGGTACTTGTGAGTTCCGCTACTATCTGAAGCATATACTCCTGATGTTCTAGTATTATCAATAAGGCTTGTGTGTGGGCCAGTAGTAGGCACAGGAAACTTAGCCAGTTGTAGGTTTATTCCAGTAAGGAAGCTTGCGCTGGAATCGTAATCTTTATAATATACTCCAAGAGGTGCTAAAATGTTTCTCTCAAAATCGTCAGGAGTTATGATGTTTGGAACAGTTTGCTTGTAAAAGAATCTAGCAAAACCTTCAGGGGTATCTATGGACGATAGACTCACATCTCCTGCGAGGGCGGACACTGGAAGGGTTGTGGAGATGTTTTTTACTGCAAGGATATGTGAGTTTATGATTTGGTTTGGGTAGCTAACATGCTTACCTGTCAAAGCTATTTCATCATTGAAATATACTTCAGGGATTATCTTTTTAAGAGCGTCTATATAGTTTCTTTTAAAGTATTTCTGACCAGATTCATAGTTTTCAAACGACCTACCCGTAGACACAACAGATACAATATTGCTCTTTGTTTGTCCTAGATCGTTAATTTGGCTAGATTTTGTATATCTTCTGGTCATTAGACTAATACCGTTTTGATAATGAAGTTATTAAGTTGAATAATTTCATTGAAGTCTACATCAATAATTGGATCAGTATTATCGACTGTAGCGAATCTAACATTGGGGAGCTTGAATATTTCCTTGCTAAGATCAGCGGATACAAAGGGTCTTCCGAAGTCGGTGTTATCGACATCAAAGTAGTTTAGAATTACATCTCCAACTTCTTGCTCGATCTCTCCCTTGATGTCCTGTATTTCCTTATCTACTCTAACTGTAATTATTAAATCAAGAGTTCTGATAAGGCCATCAACCACCACAACTTCGTCAGTGATCATCTTCTTCTCGTTTATCTCTTCTAATAATTGTTTCTTGAAGGTGATGGATGCTTTTTGTAATTTAGTTTGAGAAGCTCGCTCAAGCGTATACACATCTATAACATTTGCAGAACTGTAGGCATCTCGAACAACTGCTGTTGTTTTACCTAAAGTGCCTTGTCTAGATCTAAATGAGTTGCCGAATGCGATGTAATCTTCAAGAGTTACTATTCTGTCTTGTCTTCTGAAGTTTAAGGGAGCATACTTCTTGGCGTGTTCGGCTGTCTCTGCTTCTGCTCCTCCTGTGATAGGTGTGCGGTTTTCTACAGTAAACTTTAAAGTTCCCCCGGTATCAGTATCGGCTGTAAGTGAAACATTGATTGCTTCAGATGGTAAATTGCCTCTACTGCCTCCACCAACGCGATATGCTACAGTAAATTGAGCGTTAGGAGGAGGAGCTAATCCTACAAAGTTATCACCAAATATTATTGTTGCTGCATAATCATCGTCGTATGCAACTTGAAAAACTTTGTCCGTGGCACCCGATGCTGAATAAAGCCTTTCAACTTGTTCGTATATACCTGTTGCAGGATCGCCTACACCAGCATCAACATACACTTGGACGCTTCCATCAACAATTGGAGAGTCAGTCAGGGTGATTGTTTTGTTGCCCTCAGTGGCGTCGAAGGTGCCATTCTGAGTGACCAAGGCACCTTCTATAAGTGTTAGGTTAGTAAACAAAGAACTAGCTGCATTATCGGCCTCAGATCCTTCTAATACAATAGTTGCATCTAATGAGTCTAGGTCCTTGATTAAGTTATTCTCTACTTTATACAATGTATAGTTTACTGGAGCGCCATCTTCTTTTGAGATTATTGAGAATACTCTAGAGCTTGGTTGAAATGTTATTGGGAAGTCCGATGCGATGGGGTTCGAGGTTGCCTCTATTCTTGCCCCACCTATGGCTGCTAAAGGACCACGAAGGTCAATACCTATAAGCTCCAAAAGCTTCTTAAGGTTGTTTCTAGTCTTAACAGTTCTAAGATAGTTTTCGTTTGCAAGCATGTCTGCCTTTAGAGAGGAGACTGTCCCCATGTAGGCAACTAGTTCGATAAGCATCATACCTAAATCAGACTCCGCAAAGTTTTGATAATCAGTAGGGTAGACTGCTTTTACATAGTTAATCAGATCTTGTCTAATCGTGTAGAAATCGTTACCAGCGAAGTTAATATACTGCTGCTTCTTCCTGTCTGGGATGACAGCAAGTTTCATGAAATCTGAATCTGTTGTTCCTGAGAATGACATTATTTAACCTCTACGCTGGCCTCAAAAGTATCTAGGGATGAATCCAACAATTGTATTGTTAGAGATATTTTTATTGCGTGATCGTTGTTATCTGCACCCCCAACTGCGCTTATTTTTAGTAGCCTTCCTAAAGGGAAGTAGTCTTCTAGAGACTGAGTGATTTCCTGCCTAATCATGATGAAGGTCGTCTCGTCCATAGGCTCGAATAGGTACTTTCTGAGACTCACTCCGAAGTTGGGAAGCATGACCCTCTCTCCACGCTCTGTTAGTAACAACTGCCTTAAGTTGTTCCTAATTAAGCTGATTCCGTAAGACTTGGAGAAATAACTAGGTGATTTGTTAGCTTGCAAATAATTGTCTGTGGCTACAGAATTTAGCGAGGCTGGTACAGGATAAGCCAGCCCCGACTTCTTGCGGTATTGAGATTTGACCGCCTTCTGTACAGAGATAGATACCTCTCGTCCATATTTATTGAATGTTGTAGTAGTAGCCATCAGATTCTAATGTTTTCAAAGAAGCCTCTTTGGGCTTTATAATTCTGTTCCACCTCAGTCTGACTTAGAGGTCTGTTATAAAACTTAACACTTCCAACATACCCGTGTAGGCCGCTTTTTTTGCCGCCCCACTCTCCACCCATGAAGTTCATTCCGACATTTGTGCCAGCCTGATACCAGTCTGTTCCTTTTGAATCCATGCCATCAGAATAGCCTCCTCCAATGATAAAAGGAGTTATGTTTACTCTATTCCTATCAGCAGCGTTTGGGCCATTCCAGTACCAGAAGTCTTTTTGACCGACTCTAAATCTTGGGAATCTGGGGGCCACCTCTGGGAGATCGTCATGCGTAATGTCGTAGCGGAAGCTAGATGCATCGAGTTTAGATGGAATGTTTGGGGGACCGACTACTCCGAAAGTATCCTCTGCCCCAGAGGTGGTCATTTTGTTACCATTTAGATATATACTAACTTCGTCGTTTGTATAATCGACTGTCACGGTCGCTAACATAAACGCCCCAGTAACATCGTTAAATGATACACTATTTACAGTAGAGGTTGTATCTACTGAAGTTCCGTGATATCCACTAATCTTGTGCTCTATTCCGTACTCACAATCTTTTGGATCTCGGCCCTTACCGATAAAACCTATACCGCTTGTGCTATAGCTTTGTGTTGGGAATATGCCGAAATGAATCCCGTCTGCAATAGCGTTATCAGAAGGATTGTTTGAAGGCACACTTCCTGCAACCAGTCTACGATCTCTAGTGAATCCTATGAGGACTCCTTTTGTTGCGGCTGGGGTTGGGTAAGTGTTTATTCCATCCGTATCGTCTGTTCCTCCACGGTTCTCACAACCAAGAACTACTCTTGTTAGTGAGGAAGTGCTTTGATCAGCAGCCCACCCCGCACCATTTTCTGTTAATAAATCAGGAACATGCACCCAAGTTTCAAATGACATGCCTGTACGCTTGTAGAACAGGCTATCCATATCATCAAAGCCTGTCTTTATTTCTGCGTAGCCATAAGGTCTGTATGGACTAAACAGGTACTCATCGTTCGTTGAATACTCAGCAGCTTTTGAGTTTCCATCAGTTCCAGAGAAGAAGTTACATATTCCTCTAAAGTATGGAATGCCGATCCCTGAAGGAAACAGGGAGTCTACTGAAGAAGCTACTAGTTTGGCGGGCTTCTCTGACACGGAGGAGACTGCACAGTTAATAGCTAGATATTCTGACGAGTCAGGGTTTACCAAGTCTGCGTCTAAGAAGTTATAGATTGCAACAAGACCGCTAGTGCTGATTGCGTCCTGCAACCCTAGCACTGTCCCAGATGTTCCAGTGTAATCGGGATCAGAAGTTATGATTTGTCCAACACCTACATCGGGAACCATGATATCAGTATAAGCAAACTTCTCTTTCTCTAATTCTACTGATATGAATTTTGGACAGATAGGTAATACTATTCCAGACACCTCTCCGGGACTGAACATAATATCTTCTTGTGCTCTTTTTGCAATACCTATCTTTGTATCATCTAGAGATGTTAGATCGTTGATTGGTATTTCTCCCGGTCGTGGAGTTCTTCCATCAGGGGTTAGGGTTACAACAACTTCTATCTGTTTTTTTCTTCTCTTAATCTTTCCGTCATGTGCAGCGATTTTAGAATAAAGAGTCTCCCTTGCGTTAACGACCTCAGCAGAGTCTTCGGTGTAGCCGTTATCTAGAAGTTGGCCGACATAGGAGGACAGATCATATATCTCTCTATTGCGTTGATCAATCAGAACTTGTAGGAAGTGATCTTCGTTATAATACTCCTGCATGTTCGCAGACTCGTTTATATATGTAACATCGAAAATTGTGTTAGCATACTCATTGAATGTTTTCAGATCAATCATCTTACCCTTACCGCCTAGGTTAGGGTTATAATTTAACATCCACTTTACTGCTGCGTCAGGGATTTCCTCTGGAGAATACGGATCGCCATTCTCATCAAAGTATACTGCACTAACTATAGACTCGACACAGCCATCTGGTATGTCCAGTCCTCCATAGTTGATATCGTAATATATACCGTTCTGTGAATAAAGGAAGACACCCTTACGCGCAACAGGAGGTTTCTGACCCTCAGCATAAATAATCTCAGGTCTGTCCTGTAAGTCTTCTACCTCATCTAGATCGGTCAGCAAGGTAAAGGTTGTTCTACCATCTAGTGCCTCTTGAAGTGTTAGTCCGAAGAATGGGCTGTTGGGATCGCGGTTTACTGCTCTAGCATCAAAGACGGGTTCTGGATTATTCTCTGGATCTAACCTACGAGCTTTAAGAATCTCCCTGATCTTTTGTTGTTGCTGTGTGCATTTCTCACTAAAGCCTATTGCGTTTTCTAGCGTAGCTCTATTCTCCTCAAATACCTCACTTGCTGCTTGCGCGGCTGGAGGTGGTGGGAAGAATTCTACATCATTACCGTCAGGGTCGGTTGCAGTAAATCCTACTAGGTCCTGAGCATTTGCTGATATGCCTTTCTGTAATCCTAGGAATGAAGAAAACTTATTTATACAGTTACTAATATCATCGAACTGCTCAGATATGTTTTGTGCTGTTAAATATGCCTGTGCTCCGAAGCCTAAAACCTTGCCTAGCCCTTTCATGTTTTCAGCAGCTTGGCTTGAGCCTTCTTCTATACCAAACTTACTAGATTGAGACACGAACACTAATTTTCCTAAGTTAGTGTCATACTCTACAATGCCAGTATCGAAGAATAGTTTCTGAGTAACATCCTTCACTAGAGCATTGGCTGTTTTCTTGCCTGCTGCGATCCCACTATTTAGTGAATCCAAAACAGGAGATGGGAATGCGGACAAAGCATCTTTTCCAAAATCAATGACGCATGTAGGCACGCCAAACTGAACCTCTAGTGCGTCCAGAATAGGTGTTGGTGATGTCGTTATGACTGAAGCTGCTTTTGCATAATCCCACGATGCCATAATATTCTCCTTAGTTTAGATCAATTCTTGTAGCATCAATATCTACAATTGTGCTCCCATTAATATCTACCTGATCTGCGGATAATTCTATTATATCAGATGTTAATGAAATCTTTTTTGAAGCTCTGAGGTCGATAGTACCTCCACTATCAACCAAAACTTTACCATTAGATCCGGGCGTCAGCACGCGGATACAGGAGTCGTCTTCAAGCCCTCGTATGATGATATTGTTGTGCTTGGACTCGATGATCACACAACCATAGTCCTCTGGCCCTATTTGGCCGTATCTGCCGCCATCAGCCTCATCTAGACCCCCAGCAGCACTTTGAGGCTGCTTGCCTCCAGATCCCGGCCTACGCGATCCTGTGGACTCGTTGACGATCTCGATGTTCTGTCCCTCTTGCACCCAATGGCGAATAAAAGATTCAGAGGTCCACTGCTTGATAGGCCCGTGCGTTCTTAGGTGAACCTCGCCCTCTGCGTAGAAATCGTTTTCACTAGTCTGCCAAACAAACTTATCCTTACCCTTATGCTCGTTCTCAATAATGATTGCATCAATTGAAGGGGTATCTACACATTTAATCTTTTTCCCTGCGCCGCTACGCATCTCGATTCTGTGGTCAGTAAACTCTCCCTCACCACCAACTCTGAATCTGTTGTTTATAGTAAAAGCGTCACCGTGCGTGGATGTGAATCCAACCTTCTCTGGAATGATGCCCTTCGCCTCATAAAGCTCTTGGCTAAATTCTTTAGGCCACACACTCTTGTTTTTTATCTTGGCTACTTGGCCTCCAGTATCTCCTTGAATTCCGGGACCAGAATTGGCTGTATCTACAGGAGGTTGCTCAACGCCATCGGTTCCCTCAGTATCAGATTCCCAAGCAGTAGTCCCATCTAAACCTCCATATAGAGATCCTAGATAAAAATACCCTCCTAGCTGGCCGTTTGATAAGTCTTCTGACCCAGCATATCCAACTAAGACATAGCTACCCTTTTGTGGGATTGCGATCCAACCAGCAGCATCGCTTCCATAAGGACTAACATAACGCACCGTTTCTGGCTTGGCGTTTCCTGTCTTGGGGTCATTCAAATCAAAAGTAACATTAAAAGATCCGCTTCTTTTAATGTCAGCATTTGAGGTAACATATCCTACTTTTATTCTCATTTTATGCTCCGTCTCTCGCTAGTTGAAACTCAGAATAAGCGTTGTTGCCTGATATACTGTGTCTAAATCCTGTTATAGTATATACTCCAATATAGAATGGGGGAGTGTTGTCTGCATCTGGGCCAAAATTTACTCCTTGGAATCTGGGCTCTCTAGCATATACATAACAAGTTTTGTTGATTGTTCTTTTACTAGAAGATAGTTGGAATAAAGGAATCGTCTTTACTGTTCCGACAATTGCTAATCTTTTTAAGAACTTCTTCATGGCTGCCAGTGTGCTGATCGTTGTAGCTCCATCCGATCCCGTCTTTCGTTGAAGATCCATTCTTGGATACTCATTTATGAAACCAGTGAAGGCTGCATACATGCCTTTGTAGAATTCGCTGTCGCTGGCATCTTC